CGGCAACGATCGAGCCATTCAGAGCGATTCCGCTAATACAATCTTCGTTGGTGATTCCATATTCATCCTGCTCATCACAAAGCTCTTTCGGTTCAACCAAATAAGGCTTCGCTTTCGTGCAATAGATAAAGCATTTCATATCATCCCCTTCCTTTCTTCCTTCAACTGCTTCGATAAAAGATCGAAATCGGTGAAGATCGAGGTTTGGCCATCGCCTGAAACACCGTTCATTGGCGGCTGATCGGCGAGGCGAACCTTTTGGATCTTCCGCAGCGTTTCCATAGTCGCGATCTTGTCCTTGCAAATCTCCGGGAGATTGGCCCGAACGAGGGCTTCGGCGAACGGCGGAGGAACCGCGTTTCCGCACCGGGCGACCTGTTGAGATGCCGGATAGGATTTTCCATAGCAATCGCGATCGATGATGTAATCATGCGGAAATCCCTGAGCATCGTAGAGTTCGCGAGGGGTCAGCATCCGCATTCCAATGTCTGAAATGAAGTAATCGCGGCCATCGATCCGAATCAAGAGGATCTGATCCTCGGCGATTTTGACCGTCGTGTATGAATTGATGAAGATCCTCACGAGGGGCCAATTCCCCAATTTCGATAAATCGGCCTTTTCGAAATGGACCTTAACCAACCAGAACCGGGGCTTGGTCGTGGCGGTCGGAAGAGGATTCTCGATCTTCGCCCCGTCGCCTTTATAGAAGCCGCCATAATATTCTTGGATGAAAGCCGAATCTTTCATCGATACATCGACTTTTGAAAAGCGATCGTGGCTCACCACGGCCCCCAGGGGATCGGCGAGAGAGCTCGCATCAGAATGTCCGTAATATTCCGTTAGCATCGAAGCGGTCACGTAATGGCTGCGGACAGCCGTCTCAGTCCCTAATGGATCCGAAACCTTTTGGCCATCGTTTTCGAACTTATAATCAGTGATTACGGGTGCGATCAAAACATTCTTATCATGAGCGGTCGTGATCGTTGGCGAAGGGCTTCCGCAGCTCGAACCGACGTTCGAGAAATTGTTCACCCCGACAAATGGAGCCATCAAAGTGAAGATCATCCGGTTATGGTCCGCTTGCGTGATGGTGGGAACCGGAGCGCTAACATCCGAACCTTTTCCGGTGTAATTCCCTCCGTAATTTTGGGAGATGAACGGTGAGACCATCGCGTCCACCAAAAGGTGCTCGGCCTTAGTCACGATGGTTTTAGTGGGGCCGAAAATTGAGAGATCCCGGAAGGCTTGGAACCCGTTCTCGCCGATCATCGCCATGAAGGGGAGAAGCTTAGGCTGAATTACCGCTTCTTTATTAACGCCAGTAACGGTCGCGACCGGGGCCGTAATCTTCCTCCCGTAATCGGTGAAATTGTTCACGGCCATGTACGGGGCGATCTTCGCTTCGCACAGTTCGGTATGCTGGCCCCCGGCGGCGATCGTCGGATGAGGATCCTTTAAATCCAAAAGCCTCCGGGTCTCGTTCTTCATGAACAAAGCATCCTGAAGATAAGGGACGACGAGGTTTTGCTTGGTTGACGAAACGACCGTCGTCACTGGCTGCTTGATGTCATTCACCCTCGGGGCTTGCCCTTTCTTTTCCCCGTAACCGATCGGAATGATGAAAGGAGAGGCACTTCTTAAAACAAACTTCTCAAGCCCGCGACCGATGCGGCGCTTGGTAGGTTCGGCCAGATCCTTCTTCCTGTTGAAGATGGATTTGACGGGCAAAGAGAAATCGATGATCGACGCGGCCGATTTCCAAACCTTTTGTCCGGGTTTGCATTTCCCAGCCGGGGCGAATTCCTTCTTCGGCCAAACGATCGGAAGGCCGTCGTTCCGGGCGATCAGGAAGAACCGTTTGCGCTTCGTCGGTGCTCCGTAGTCCGCCGCCACCAAAACGCGGAATTCGACAATATAGCCGCAATTCTCCAGCTCTTTCACGAACTTCCTGAAAGTGGATCCTGCCTTCTCCTTGATCGGTTTCCCGTCCTCTCCGATCGGGCCCCATGTCTGAAACTCTTCGACGTTCTCCAGCATGATGATCCTAGGCTTCGCGATCTTGGCCCATTTAACGGCGACCCACGCGAGCCCACGGATGTGTTTATCGACTGGTTTTCCCCCTTTCGCCTTCGAGAAATGCTTGCAGTCGGGCGAGAACCAGCAAAGCAAGACGGGCCTTCCCCCGACGATCGCCTTGATGTCGACCTTGAAGACATCTTCCTTTTTGACGATGGTATCGGGATTGTTGGCCTTATAGATAACGCACGCGGCTTCGTCGTGGTTCAAAGCGATGTCCACTTTGCGCCCGGTCGCCAGCTCGATCCCGCAGGACGCGCCGCCTCCCCCCGCGAAATTATCAACAATCAAACCTTCGAACAACTTATCATTTTGCTGCATTGTTTTGCTCCTTATACTCAAAAGAACGCCTGAAAGCGTTCAAGCTGATCGACACCCATTCGTCGATCGCGTGTTGACTGGGATAGGCTAGGAATGCCGTGCTGGGTCCGAAAGATAGATGCTTCGGATCTTCAACGTAAAAATACATCACCGGAATAGACTTTCTTTCCCCTCGATTGTCGACCCCTGAAAGCATGGAGATCCTGACCACATTTGTGAAGATCAGGCTTTCGATGGATAAACCATTATCAAGGATATCGACGTTCGACCAGTTCGATTCGTCGTTGAAGAAGCGGATCCTTTCTTCCTTGTTTGAAGGAAGATCGCTCAAACGGTCGTTCATGCCAAATCCCTCCGATCCAAAACGTATCGCTGCAAAGAATCATCGAAATGAAGGTGATCGATGGCCGCCTTCGAATGGCTTGTCCTAATAAGCCATTCGCCATCTTCAATCGATACTTCGGCCATGCATACGGAAAAATCCGGGCTGAAAAACGCGTAATAAACCTGATGGAAACCTATTAGATCTCCATTCATCGTCACCGTCCAACTTATGAACATATTCCCCATCTTTGGAACGAAAACCGGGACCGTGACGACATCGCCGGGGATTGTCTTGTTGGTATCCCCATTAATGAGGGGGATTTCTTCAGCTTCTTTCCTAGCCTTCTTCATATCTGAATGCTGCATGAACCTGGTGCATTCGAGCGGTGATTTCACCCAAATGGAAGGCTGATTTCGCCTCCATAGAAAATAAGCGAGGTAAGCGAAACCGGATAGTCCGCCAGTTTTCATTTTGGCCAAAACAAAGAAACCGTTTTGTGGATAGGTGATGATCTTGAACCGATAACCGCATTTGGCCCCGGCCTCGATGGCCCGCATCCTGTTCATGAAGAGCTCAGCCATCCGCTTATCATTCCAAAGCCCGGTTTCCGTATCGAGATAGGTGCCTTCCTCGGTTTCAACGATGAAGAATTTCATAACCCGACCTCCACGGCGCCGAAGCCGCCTAATCCGGTCGATTCGTTCAGATCGTGGATCACCTTGTTGGCGGCGTCCTCGTTATCGAATTTGATGGCGGTGTCCAGCAAAGGGACCCAATGGGCTTTTCCATCCGGGCACCATCCTCCAAAAAACATTTGGATCGGATTCATGACGACGAAACCAGTTTTGTTCATATTTCCCTCCTTTATTTGCGATGGATCAGTCCTTGTCCAATCTGCATGGTTCCGTAGCGGTAAAGCGGAAATCCTTCGGGCCTAGAACCGACTTTCTCCTCAATCCCCAAAATCGCGTAATCACCGTCATACATCTTCGCATCGACTTCGTTCTCGATGTCGTTGTATTCGAGGGTGTCTCTTACGGTGATGCTGTCGAAATCGGAGATATAATCAAACGGATGATCTGAAGAGCAATCTAGTTCGACGCGGACTAGAAAAGACCTAGAAGATTCAATGAATTCGCTCATAAATCATCTCCCGAGTTCGCGGTATAAAGGAGAACGGTAGCCGTCGCGAAAACGTCGGGGTTCTCTTCATCGTTCACGAAGTCCTCCCATTCCAAGACAGAGATGTTCTCGTTGTTCTCCTTGAAAGCTTTGAACGGTGCGCTTAAGTTCAGGGCGACTTCGATCACATCGGATCCGCCGATGGCGACTGGCCGGATTGGAGAATTGAGCCCCGCTGCGGTAACGCAGCAATAATCATTGGCCTTCTTATACTCTTCCTGAGTTAGCGACACCTCCACGATGCGGAAATGGAATTTAGACAGCGGGACGCGCTTCTTCGTGATCTTCATTGTTTGACCTCCGGTTCGAGATCGCCCAATTCGACGACGGTCCCATTCATGAGCTTGGCGAGGACGCGACAACCTTCCACCGCCTTCGAAACAGCTGGGTTCGTCTCACGCAGTTGCTTCAAATAACGCGCGGCGGTTTCGGGATCCGGATAAACCCAATTGAAAAAGGATTCGTTGTTGCCGATCACGTATCCCGAGACTACTCTCCGGTTCACCTTGACTTGATGAATCATTTTTAGATTCCCCCCATTTTCCCGATGATCCCCAGAACGATCGTGTTTAGGATTGCCACTCCAATGAAGCAAATGGCTATCACGACAGGGATTGGCATTATTGCGGCCTAGAATCGGATTTGTTCGATTCAAGTCTCTTGATAACTTCGTCGACCATAGATCCGGATAGAGTGAGGATCTCTTTGGATCGGTCAAGCCCTAGAATGGCAAAAACCGAATCGGCGAGAACGCCGTGGTCGTTGAACTTAACGCTGCCGTTTTGCCGATCGATGGCGAGTTTCTTGACTGAGCGGGCTTTTCCTTCCGGGTAGCCGAAGATGATCTCGATGTCCTCGGTGGTAAGAACCGTCTTGGACATCGCGTCAAGCCTTTGGCGAGGTGTGACTGTTTTTTGGTTGATGTTCATGTGCATCTCCTTGTGTGTACTTTGTTTGTACTTCGACAATGATAACAACAATAAAACAACAAAACAATAACGAAACGTGTTTAAAACGTATGTACTTCGTTATTTGTGCTTGAATAATGATGTGATAAATCTCGATATTATCAAAACAAAAAGGCGTTCCCTTAAGATTTCTCAAAAGGAAATGAGCGAAAAAGTATTTTGCTCTATAACCGCTTATCAGAATTACGAAAATGGTTTGCGGACCTTCCCCGAAGATATTTTAAGAAAGGCTTGCGAGATCCTTGCTCTTGATTACCAAACCGTTGTTTCGGCCCCTATTTCGGTAAATGACCCCGCTTATGTTCTTGCGCTTCAAATCAATGATCTAGATCCGGATGCTGTCAATGCTATTAAAGTGCTGGTCGAAAAACTCAAAAACAAATAAAAAGAGGGTTGGTTATGAAAAAAGGAAACGGGGTCAAGCGCGATCCAAACACGCCGGGACGCTGGATGATCGACACGGCTATTTTCTCCGACGATGGGAAAAGGCTTCGGCTTCATGTTCGCGGTTATTTGAAACGCATTGACGCTATAAGGGACCTCGATCGTCAGGTGGCCCTTTTGCGAATGAAAAAGGGGTCTAAGCCAGCCAAAGGATCCTTCGTGGAGCTTTGCGAGAACTACATTTCCCATCAAAGGGATCTCCTGAAACCCACCACTTTCCACGATCTTGAACGGGACGTCAGATCCCGGATCGAGAAACCGTTCGTCGGTTCGACCATCGAATTCGTTTATTCGGGAGACGCGTTGGAGAAATGGAGAAAAGACTTCCTTTCGAAAACCCAAAAGATTTCCCAAAGCCGCGTCAACTGGATCCTTTTCCATCTCGAAGACCTTTCCAATTATGCCTTCAGGACTGGCGCGATCGGCGAGCAGGGCCTCCGTCTTGGCCTTATCGCAAGCGAGCGGGTGCGTGAGCGGATCCATCCTAAGAAGACCTATCACGTTTGGACCTATGAGCAATTCGCCGCGTTCATCAAGACGTTCGACGGAGATGACAGGAACGTGGTCCTGTTCCAATGGCTCTTCTTTTCCGGATGCCGCATCGGCGAGGCTTTGGCCCTTCAATGGTCGGATGTCGATTTCGATCAGAAGCTGATCCACATCATCAAAAACTCTTCGCCCGGCGTTGGAACCGGGAAGACGGAGATCTTCACCACGAAGACCGAAGCCGGGATCCGGGACATCTATCTCAGCGACGAAATGGCGAAGCAGCTCGCTTTGCTTAAGGCGGCCTACGACGGATATCCGGACGATTTCGTCTTCTTCGATAAGGCCCCGATCGGGCGGATGACGGTCCGGCGATGCTTCGACCAGCACACGGAGATGGCTGGCCTCCCGAGGATCAAAATCCACGAGATCAGGCATTCCGTTAATACCTGGCTTCTTTCAAAGGAAAGATCCACCGACGAGCTCAAAGCGATAACCGAGAGGCTTGGAAGATCTTCGCTGAAGGTCACGATGGACGTTTACTTCCATCAAAAAGACACGACTTCGAAGGATCTCGCCAAAGAAATCGATGTGGCCCCCGGGGATCCAATGTCCCCAAAAATTCCCCATTAATGTCCCCACAAAATAAAAAGTCTCGATAGAATCGAGACTATTTGCCGATTGGTTGCGGAGGGTGGAATGTTTTGACATCATTGATAAAAGCATATCCAAAACGGTCAAAGCATTGACGAAACCTAAACGAAACGATTCATCGATGTTTGTTTCGTTATCCTATCGATAGCGTATCGTTTCGACTTTTTAATCGATTTAATGTCCCCACTCGGAGATCTTCTTCAGACGATCGCTTTCGCCTCTGGCACGAGATCTCCTTAGCGCTTTCCCCAATAGGATTAATATGATGTTTTATCCTTTGATGTTGGCGATCCTTGACCAGCTTTCTCCTTAAGGAACGCTTGCTGATTGGAGGGTTGCCGCGGGCGCGTGTTTTCTTTGTCATATGTGCTTTCTTTGTAAGAAAGCCAATGACATAGAAATATTCGAAAAACTATTAGGCGTGCGTAGCACACCTTATTGTTTTTAGAATATACCGCGATTAGCGGGCGCGGAGCGCCGGCGCGGCCTATTTTCGCTCCCCGGGGCCTCCCGTGCGCCTACGGGCTCAGGATTGATTCTCAGCCCGGAAGGAAGAAAAAGGATCCGAACGGTCCGGATCCTCTTCTGGCGATACACAAATGTATTAGGAAAATCACCGGATCAAAACGTAACCATTTTTCTCGACGCAAAGGATGTTTCCTTCTTCGCCTTCAAGATGGAATGATGCGGCATCGTTCGAAACGTCGGCGACGACACCTGGTAGCATCTTGTTCTTCTCCAGCATGGAGATGGCCACGTTTTTAGAATCGGATCCGAACCGTTTAAGGAAACCGACCGAAAGAATCAGCTTCACCATCGTTTTCTTAGCGGGCCTAAGCCCAATGTCCTTCTCGATGAGGGAACGGACGTAATCGGTTTTGTTATCGGCTTCCAAGAGCCTTTGGATTACTTTGCCATCGCTTTCGACGTTCAGTTTGATCGAAAATGTCTTGATGTGGCTTTTCGACCATGCGGCGGAACGCTCGGAGGAGCTCTTATATTTTTTCTGTCTCATGGTCAATTGTGGCAATCGCTGAGGCGAAGAGAAAGCCCGGAGTATTCTTGATCCGAAAGCGAAGATCCTTTTCCTTCTTCACAGATCCGGGAAATGAGTTTGTCAAAATCGGAATTAGTCATCCCGCTGGCTTGATCGACGAGCTTATACCAAGCCTTCTTTTGACTATCGTCGTTTTGATCGCCTAATGGTTTAACGCACATCATTTCGTAAACGGACTTCTTTTCGCCTTGCGTCAACTTGACATCTTTCATTGCTTTGTCCTCCTTGGACACTAATATAGTACCATACTTTTAAGAGTATGCAACCATATTTTAAAATATTTGATTTTTATTGGAGGATCCGAACAAAATCAACTGTCAATTCCCAAATGCTCGGTCGAATAACTGTTCATTTCCTTTCTTTCCGCCGGAGTTATGAATTTACCTGACCAAGTACCGTTTGCGTTCCAGTGGCCCCTTCTAGTCCTCTTCATCGCATCGATGTCCTTCTTCAGACTGTTCGTGGCGTACTTCCCCGAATAATCGTCTTTAGGGAGGATGCAGTAGACCGATTCGCTGCTGTCCGAGGTCGTGATCGAGGTATGGTGAATGTTGATGATCCTTTCCTTGATGACCCAAAAGTGATTCCTCCGGCGATCGTAGCGGGTCCTGACGATGCGGTTCAGCCGGTCGCAAAGGACGCAAAGCAAGGTTTGGTCCTTCCGGGCCTTGATGAATTTCTCCTTCAGCTTGTCGTGGATCGAGATCAACGTCTCTTGGATCCACCTGGTGTAAACCCAAAGGAAAAGGGTCGAATGGTAATTCCGGTCTTTGTCCGCGATGACAAGCTCATTCTCGAATTTCGATGTGATCCCCACGTTGGTGTCCATCAGTCGCTGCGAATCCGTGATAAGGCGCGGGAAGGGGATGTTCATGATCGTGCACGCGTGCCGGAAGATCGAGATGGCGGTCGGGGTCCCGTCTTTGCAGCACTGGGCGAAGTTCTCGCCGTTCCGGTTTACCCACTCCTTATTCGTCTCCTGAATCGACGTGACGACCCCCTCGATGCAACCGACGATGCCTTTGAACTCCTTCGCCGACTTCGATTCGAAGTGGCCAGTCTTCGGATCGATCTTGTCAGTTATAGGATAAGAAAGCCGCAGCACGTTGAAATCCATGACCACGGTCGCGTGCATGGTGTCCGGTTTCCTGAAATCAGCCTCGTAAAGGTTGTACTTGTAATCAGCGATCGGGGTCTTCCTCGTGAATTTGAATGTTTCCCACTGGGGGAAGTTGCTTTCGATCAGAGGCTCCGGGAATTGATAAAGGAAATAGGCTTCGGCGCAAGTCTCGATCGCTTCTTTAAGCGTCCAATCGTGCAGCTCGTCGTAATAATGCATCGGCTTGGTGTCGAACTCGTATCCAAAGATGTCCTTTTTGACCTGCTTGAAAAGAACGATGTTGGCCACGTTGGCCTTCCATGCGTCGAGATCCTGAACGAATTTCGCGTAAAAGGACGAAGCCCAATCGTCGATCAAGGCGCTGTTCCAAACCTTCATCTCGATCTGATTCGCACATTCCTGATAGAAGGCCATCCAGTCGAAATCCGGAAACCAGTCCCAGAAGGTAAGGATGATCTTCAGCAATTTCTTTCGGGTCATTTCCTCCTGACAACGCGTCATGGAGGAATTGGTCAACGTCTTCCCGGTTCCCGGAGGACCGACCAGCATCACCGTGAGACCAAGAGCATCCAAGAATTCCATGTTTTGCTTATGCAGCTTATAGAGTTTCCGGATGGCCAATCGGACCCTGATCCAGTCGAAGACAAGATAATAGACGCACAAACGCCCGAAAAGCCCCAAGAACTTAATCAATGTCCAAAGCAAAGCCCCGCCCGAAACGAGCCCCTTGAACAGGATCCTGAAATCCCAAGAGACTGCAAATGACAAATAATACGTGAAGAAGTCGATCACGAAGCTCCATAGGCCGAATCGGTAGGCGAGCATCAGGATCATCGTCGGGACGACCCATTTGGATCCTTTGACGTAGCCCCAAAGCCCCAAGATCCATTTCTTGACGGGGATCCAAACCTTCTCTTCGAACCGATCGAACGCGATCAAGGGCTTCGACCGCGACCCGATCTCCCTCTTGTTTGCTGAAAAATAATCCTTGAAACCGAGCGCCACGGCGGGGACGAACGCGGCGATAAGAAGAACCATTCGACTGAACATTTGAATGTTGTTCGAGAAGATGGAAAGGCGATGAATGAAGAATTTCAGATTCCATAGGATCCGCAATCCTGACCAAAAGAAATTCCATGCGGCTTCCTGATCGGTCGAAATAGGCGTCTCAATGACGCTCCAATCCATCATGTCGAAAGGCAAAGGCGGATTCGCGATGCGGGAAGAAGAATCGGCGGTAAGCACCACCCAAAAATATTTGAATATCGATCCGACGAATCCGATGATCGAATTCGCGAAATGGACCGTTGCGTAAGGCGTGAAGGCTATCCAAAGAGTAATTAGCGCGATGACGGTCCAAACGACCGCCCTGAAAGAGAAAGACCTCGCTTCCGATCGACTGGGCTTCTTTAGTTTCGAGATCTTCATGATTGCGCCAGTAAATAAAGGTTCTGGGACGGCCAATAGAAAGAAGTCGCGTCGATGCACGTCATCAGCCCCTCCGGGGCGCCCTTTAGACCAGCGGTCGGTATCTTAAGGCAACCGTCAACGTAATCGAAGCTGGACGAAAGATAGAAATCCCCCAAAGTGAGGATCGAGGTCATCGCCTCTTTGTCGAGGATAAGGCCAGCCTTGCCTTCCGGGTCGTAATAAGAAGAACTCAGATCCTGAAGCGGGACATCCTTCCCGGATGAGAAAAGATCCCATCCGGATTTGATATAATTGACCGCCGCGATGACCGCGATCCCTCCCACCACCGCCAAAGCGCCTTTAAAGAAGGCTTTGAGCCTTCCCGTCTTCTTATTGTTGATCTTGACCTTTTCGTCTTTCATCGCTGAGCTCCTTCATGCCAGGCTTTTCGCCGCTAAATCACTTGTCCTTGTTGATGCCTTTTACCGCTTTAACTATCCGGATGACGATGAGCACGAGCAGCCCCGCCAAACCGAGGAACAGGATGATCCCGATGGCCTTCCACCACCAGCTGAAAGATTGGCCGACATCATCGAGCCATTCCTTGAATGACGACGCTAATAGCGAAGCAAGAAGCAAGGGAGGGATGACGGCTTTCGTCTCGCCGTCTTTCGGGGCGCTTGCTTCGCCTTTGGATCCCTTGTCTTCTCCTTTGCCACGTATTGCTCTGATTCCTCGCGAGATTAGGATGATGAAAACGAAGAGAGTTACCACGCCAATGGCAATTAGGAAAATACGGAGGCCGATCATGAATTGGGGGGCAAAATCATTGTTCCACGATTCGTTCAGCTGATACCAAAAATTAGGGTCGAAGACATTCATTTGTCCTTATCCCCCTTTCCAACCGCGTTTCCGATCGTGACAACGGAGAACCAAATCAGGGCAATCAAGGCGATAACGCTGCAAACCGCCAAAAGGATCCTCCAGTTGAATGTGTAATTGCTGTCGGTTTTGTCCGGGACATCCGGATTCGGAACAACGTCCGCCGAATCGGCCTTGACCCCAATCGTGTAAAACGTCCCATCTTTGAAGAAATGGAGTTCCATCAGATCGACGTCGGTGTCAGCCCAATAATGAGAAGCGTAAGTAAATCCATATTCTTGCTCGGTTCTCCCCATGCCCCAAAAGGCTTTAAAGAGGGAAAAGTTCTGCATATCAAACCTTAAGATGTAGTAATCGTTACTGACGAATGATCCCGAATTATATTGACCTGTGAGGTATGCCGCCGTGTCTGATGTGATTGCGTAAGGATTTGTCGAAGAGCTCTCAAGGCCAACGCCCGAGAGATCCTTCACGAAATCGGATCCGGATAATGGCTTAAGCTGCTGGATCGATTTCAAATCGTAATCGTCAGCATAGCCTACATCCCAAATCGTATGGTGAAGCCACCAATTAGTCCAGTTGCTCGCCTGATCGCCGCTCGCGACGACTTCATCATTCCATTGAACGACGCCGGAATAGTTTGAATCGAGCCCGGTAGAAACAAACAAGGTCTTATCGGTTTCGCTTGTCCATTGAGAACTGTCTAATTTATCAAACTGATAATTGGCGACGTTGGATGTCGTGTACGCTTTTTTGGCGTAATCTTTATCAAACTTTGCCCCAAATTCAAGATAGGGTTTATAAAAGTAAATTCCGTCGTGCCGATTGTATTCGAACTTAGCCCCGCAAAGCTCACCATACGTCTTCTTAACCGGGAAGACGACGTAATAACTGTCGGTGAAAGCCGCTTCGAAGGTCCAATTTGAAGTCTTCCAAGTAAGAGTTTGCGTGCTTGAATCGTTATCAAAAGGCGAAGCGACGTCGTAGACTTTGACACTCGGGAATGTGTCGGTCGTGGTCCCGTTGGCTCCGTAGATCTTGAAGTTATCGAAATGTGGTTCGAGCTGAATTGTGTCTATCTCCTGCTTCGAAGATACGTAATCGCCGGTGGAAGAATCTTTTGTCCAAGAAAACCGGACACCGACGTTGTATGAATTGGATCCATTCAGACCATCATGGTTTAGGATCTCGAATTCGGAAATGTCGTATGCCCGGTAATCCGCATTTTTTAATCTAGACGTGAAACTGGTTGAGCATTTGAATTTGAAAAATCTAAGATCGTCGGATCGATTGACCATTTCGAGATCGTAGTGGGTATATGAGCTCAAATCGCCGCTAACGGACATCGAAATCCGGTAATTGATGTCAAAAGAAGTTTCCCCCGTAATCTTGTTCGTCCATTTTGGTTGGTCACAAAGAGGATGATAAAAGTAGAAAAAAGACTGAGCAAAATCATAAATCGGGGCGACCGCTATACATTGCCAATTACTTTCGATGTTTCCATAAATGTCGGTGGATAAACTTGATTCTTTCGGATAAACGGTCTCGTAAGAAGATGCGAATTTCGAATCGGTCTTCAAATCGGTCATGACTTTTGTGTTGTTGATGTTGTTTGGGTCAACCGAAACAATCGCGGCTTTGGATGCGATTATCGCCGAAGGCCCGATCGAGGTGATGATGAATGATGCTGCTAATATTGAAATGAAATGAATCATGGTGTCCCCCTAAACGGCATGAGCAACTCTTCTCGAATTGTATGAAGCGTTAGATTGCCCATCGATGAGGATTGATGGAATAAACGTTGAAAAGGAAGAACCAGATGGAAGGCCGAAGACAAGATTGATGGTGTAATAGATTCCGGTCGGTTCGCTATCGTAAAAGGTCGTGATGAGAGAGGCCTCGAAGTCATTCGGAACATTTGTCATTGATCGGATGAAGTTCAGAAGTGAGGAATCGGAGGATGATGTGTTTGTGCCTTTAAATCCGTTCGAGGTCATGAAGCCGGGATCTATCGATGAATTCGTTACGGAAATGACCGCAGTGAAAACGTGCATTTGCTTTTCGTTGGCATAAATTACTGCATCGCCTGATCCAGAATCGTCGACCGTGAAACTTCCGGAAGAGTAATCGGATTTTGTCTTTATGGTGTCGTAATAGAAATATCCGATCCCCTTAACCGAGTTGTAATTCGACGAGGAAACGGATCCGGAGGAAGATGATCCGGAGGAAGATGATCCGGAGGAAGAGGAAGATCCCGCTGAAGTAGGCAATTTTGGCCAATTCGTGAAACCATTCGAGACGGCGCCCAGAACGCCGACGACCGCCATCCCGACCAGAAGGAACGCGAGCAAGCCTTTCCATCCATTGTCTTTCATTGGGATCTCCTTTCTCCCGGATCGCCGTTATGGATCCGGGCAGGTTGCTGTTTTTTTACGTTATAAAGTGGTCGTATTGGCCGATGCTTGAACCGACGAAGCGGGAATGTATGGTGTAACGGTCCATCCGGATGCGTTATAGTCCGAGCCATCTATCGTCAAAGCAGGGCACCAAACAGTGGTTCCTGTCGTCTTGGTTAAGACATCGATATAGATCCCAACTCCGCCTCCAAACGTTTCAGCGTGGACGACCTCGAAATCATCGGTCAGGCCTTTAACCAGCTCTTTGATTGCGGTAGTGCCGGCGCTTTCCGTTCCCAACGATTGGTCCGCCGACGCAGTAGTGCTCACATCCGCGATCGCCTTTAAAACGTTGCTGTTCCCTCCTCCGTCGGTCGAGAAGGTCATTGAAAGGCGGAAGATCTTCGTTACGGTGCACGCATAGCCACCTGCGACAGACGTTGGCACCGCGAAATCATGGAATTTTCCATCTAGCGCACATTTGAAATTGCTGTAAGGAGCCGTTGAAGATGGGGCCGAAAAAGTAACGGAGGAGACAGAATTGTAGCAATCGAAGGGAAGGGTCGCTTTTACGCCTTCGGAATTCGTTGCGGTCAGTGTGATTGTTCCTGAATATGCCTTCAAGGCTTCGATTAAACAGGTCCCGCCCGTTTCGGTATCGGCCGTCGAAACGATCTTGAAATAAAGGCTTTTGTCAAGAGTAACGTTCGTATCGGTCCATGCGAATGTCCATGCGACCGTATGGTTGGTGGCCACAACTTTTTGACCGTTAATCTCGCCATAGACGTTCGCCGTAACGGTGATTTGTGTATGTACGCCTTTCGAAATCAAATTCTTGAAACCGAGGTGGAGGCCGTCAGCGACTAGTTTGGTGCTTCCGTCCGAAGACTGGCTCGTTTGGGTCGTGGCGCTTGCCGCCGAACCAGACGACGATGAGGTTCCTCCGTTGACCCATGAAGCGACGTTGTTCCCCGCCGCTTTGTACTTCGACCAATCCGTGAACCAGTTGGAAGTCGTTCCAACGACAACGGCTCCGATGGCTCCGACAACGAGGAACCCAATCAATAATCCTTTTGCTTTGCTCATGCTTTTTCTCCTTCAGCGGCGCTTATAGCTCGCTTAGCTTCGGCGACCGTTCGGTCGATCGAATACTTCTTCAAGATGTTGCAGTTCGACGAAGCCTTGATGAAGCCGTAGTAGCTAATCAGCCGCTTCGCCCTTCCGGATGTTAGTCCGTGATGATGGATCTTAAGGATTTCGCGCCTCGCTGACCGCCAGATCCTTTTGCGGATCCGGACCTTCCCGTTCGAATGGAACCGGAAGCCGACGAAGTCGATGTCCTTGCGCGACGTTCTGAAGATCTTCCAGTTCGGTTTGATCGCCAGTCCGATCTTTCGAAGCTCTTCTTCCATCGATTCTTTGATGGCGATCAGCTTCCTCCGGTTCGGCCCTAAGACGATTTCGTCGTCAGCGTACCTTATCGCGTGCCTTGCCTTCATATCCTCCCGGATCCGGTGATCCAGATCCTGAAGGTAGAAATTGGCGAGCCACGGCGAGCTGTATATCCCGATCGGTAGGCCCGAAGGCCCGATCGCGATCGCCCTGGATACCAGGTCGACGAACCGTTCGTCCTTTATCCTCGACCGCAGTTTCCCCAAGAGGATCTCGCGGTTTATCGATGGATAGAACTTTCGGATGTCGGTTTGGAGGCACCACTTGCATCCGATCGGATCGTCCCGGAGGAATTTCCTGACCGCTTTTGATGCGAGGCCGGATCCCCGGCCCGGAACGCAGGAGCAGCAGTACGGATCCATTCCCTTCATGACGATCGGCTGGATGATCTTCGTGATGACCCATTGGATGCATTGGTCCGGGAAGAACGGGATCGAGACGATGTCCCTTTTCTTTCCGCTCCCCGAATCGATGATCGTGGTGAATTTCGCCGATGGGATATAAGTTCCGGATAAGATGATTTCTCTGATCAGGGAGGATCGGTCATCGATGCGATCGACCGTTTCCCGGACGCCCGGCTTCGCCGTTTTTCCTTTGGCGGCTGCTAGGATCGTCGTTTTGATGAAGTCTAAATCCGTAGCCTTCTCGAAGAGATGGCCGAATCTTTTCATGCTTCGTTTGCCTTTCAAGGGTCTTCGGTTTCCTTACTAGCCCAAGTCTTCTCCGGCGATTTCCGCGCGCGGCGAGGACGGCTGCTGCTTCGTCTTTTTGTTTGATTGATGCCGGATGGCGATGGAGAGGCGAGCCCCGATGTTGTTGTCAGCGTTCGCCGAAACGTTGTTGCAGCGGTACAGCGCACCACTGGCGCCGGCATAAGAGGAACCGGACGCCCAACGAGAGGCCACCTGTTGCAGCGGACGCACCCTGATCCGAGGGGTGAAAGGGAAGATTCCCCTTCACCTCTCAGAAGATTAACGGATGTCGAAGGAGAGGCGAGCCCCGAAGTCGCTGACAGCGTCCGCCGAAACGTAGTTGCAGCGGTACAGCGCACCACCGGCGCCGGCATAAGAGGAACCGGTGAAGATGCCATAGACGTTCAATTTCTCATCGGTAACCGCCGCTTTCCCGGCGATGCTGTTTTGGCTGTTGTAATAGCCCGTATTGACTTTTTGGCCCATGACGAGATAGCCAGAAGCGTTCTCGTTATCGGATTGGAAGGCTCCGACATTGCCGCCGACTTCGGCGAGCGTGTAGGCGTCCTTATAGTCCGGAAGGGCGGTCGCACCGGTCTTCCCTTCGTCGTAGAGATCGGGATCCAAGCAGGTCGCAAGGACGGCTTTTTGTTTGGCAACCGTCGCGCTGTTTTGGATGACTTCGACCGCGCCGTCGGCCCATTCGTAGGTGACGCCCCAAATGTTTTCGAGCCCGCGATAGCTGAAGGGTCTCCAGCCTTCTTTGAGGTCGAATCCATTGATCGAGGTCAATTCGTGGGACGATCCTTTGAGAGAATCGGTCAAGCCGTTCTTCATGATGGTTCCGTTCAAAATGAAGGCACCGTCAGCAGCAGCTTTTTCGCTCAGCGCCTTCAGATCGACCGGATCGCCGCCGAAGGTAATCTCGGCGCATCTGACGCCAGTTGCGGCCGAAGAGGCCGAAGCGGCCGACGATGCGGTTCCGGAAGACTTGACGTAGTTCACAATCTTCACGTCTTTGATTGTTCTGATCGCGAGCTGCGGATAGTTTCCGTCAGCAGTAAATTTCGCTCCGAAACCGGGGATGAAGGTCTGCATCACGGTGTCGATCGTGTCAGCGGTCGCGTACCGGACGACGTTGGTCTTGACGGAGAAATCATTGACGTCTTCGGTGATGGCCGCGTCATAATCGGCCATCGAAGTCACGCCTTTGAAGATCTCTTTGAGATCCCGTTTCCCGAATTCGATCATCGCGAGGATGTCGACGACGTCGACTTTGCGGAGCTCGGAGACGGTCGCGGTGTTGGCTTTGGCCAGAACTCGCGATTGTTCGAGGCTGATGTTGGTGGCCGGATAATCCCCGGTCTTCGAGAACAGCTTCTTGCCATCCTCGCTTAAGGAAGCCTTATAGCATCCCAAAGTGAAAAAGCCGCGATTCTCGCCTTTCGCATTCTTGAACGCATCCGGGAGCGACCAAGTGTCGTCGAGCTGCTTTTCGCAAACGTAGAACCGCTCCTTGAAATCAGCGGATCCCACGGTTCCGGAGACGGTGTGCTTGAAATAGAAATCAGCGGTCTTCCAGATCTTCTCGCCGTTCGAGGTGTAGGTTTGGATCTTCCGGTAGACGGGCGCGGTGTCGAAGGTGTTCTTCTCACCGTTGATCCCGGCTTCCAAACCTTCCGCAGCGCCCAAACGGGTCGCTTTGCCGTCGGCCCCGAATTCGATGCCGAGGTACTTATCGGAACGGACGTTGTCATAGACATAGTCTTTCACGGGGTTGTTGGTTAAGGCGATCGCCGCACCAGCAGCACCGAGGACCAAGACGGCGCAGCCGATCCCGATCCCAATCTTCAAACCTTTTTTCATGAATTATCTCCCGGGCTTTTTTCGCCCTTTTAAGGTTCTGCGAACTTTTGCCGAACTCTAGAATGAACAGGCCGAGGCGGGAAGTTCAGCGCGACCCGCCCCGATATGCTGACGGGGTCCCCGAAAGGTTAGGGCCCCGGAACAGCCGACTTCGGGATCTCCGAAGAATCGGAGAGAAGGCGGGCCTGTTCGGCCAGCCTTTGCGGATAAACTACTTTTTTAAAATAGGTGTTTTGCTTATACGATCGACCGAACTGATCGACCACTTCCTGCTCGAAATCGTTATAGCCGGGGTGATGGGCTAAAAAACCGTCGATCAGCTTTACGACGGCCATCGAGAGAGACTTGACGCCCATTTGCTTCTGAACGAAGAAAAGGCGGTCGGCATAACCTTTCCAAAGTTTAAGGTCTAGCGTGACTTGCTCGGTGCTTCCGATCGAATCGTTGAGCATCGTCCGGTCCAATTTCGACGGTTGTGTTCGCTGGCAATATTCCATGCGCCTAAATCCTAAGCCCGAAACACGCCCGGGAGGGCTTTTGGGTCATGGCAACAAAAAAGAGCCCCTTGCTTTAGCAAGAGGCTCTTCGGATGCCCCCTAAGCCTTCCTGACGAAGATCTGGGAGCCGAGTTTGCGGACCAACGGGCTCGTAGACGAGCCCGGGACCCGTTTTTCCATGATGTGTTTTGCGGATGATTCCGAGATCCCGAAGAAGCGGGAAAGTTCTTTCGGGTTATCACAAACGGTCATCAAACGCTTCCCGTCATGGTCGTAGACCATCGCCACGTATTTCCCTAGATACAACGGGCGCTTCTTTATTGCCGACCACGCCTTTGTCTTCGAGAATCGAAGAGTCTTTTTTAGCCAATACAGCTCCGATCCCTTCTTGCAGCGATAAGGCTTCAGGACCGCGATCGCCGCATCGATGTGCTCGATCGATTGGATCAGATTGTCCGAGGCGTTGGCTGATCCAGCCACTCGGATCTCCGACATAAGTTTATCGGGTATCATACGGGGATCTCCTTTCGCGTCCAACCAGGATCGACATCGCGGCGCAATGGGCCTCGTAGCTGAACGCCCACGGGTTGTCCCGGATACGAAAAGCCGCTTTGACGATCCGCGAATTCAGGACGTTCATCTCTTCATCGAATTGGGCCGCTGCAAGCGTCTTCCCTTGAAAAGGATGCTTCTTCAAGCATCGGACCAGCCTCCGATAGTAACGCCTTCTCAACGGTCTCTCGAATTTCTCCGGATCGGTCACGAGGTCGACCGTCTCCCACCACCACTCGACGATCGGGCCAACCACGACCGCGGTCAAAACGAAGATGGCCGCTTCGGCCACGGAGATCCAAAACCAAACGTCATTTTGCACTTTGGTCGCCTTCTTTCGAGACGTTTTTTGAGTGCTCGTGTTGTGACATTAAAGCATTCATCTCAATGGCCGTCTTCTCGTTTTCTTCTCGCCATTTCTTTGCAAGATTCTGATCGATGCAATGGTATTCAGAGATCAGGTTCGCAGCTTTCACGGGATCGGCATTGTACTTTTTGGCGAGCAGATTGATGGCTTCTTCGTCTGAGGGAAACTCTCCGGTGCGTCTTCTTTCGTCGTTGAACACCCCGTCGCAAATATCGAAAAGGTCGCGTTCTTCGGTTTCGGTATGGTTTTTATTGGGGCCGAACTTTCTCTCCGGCTCGGGTTCGGTCGAAGCTCCGGCTTTCCTTTTCGGCGATCCGGTTTGGCCTTTGCTCGGACCGTTGCGGCCGACGTTCTTATCAACCGGGACGAACGGGGCCTCTTTGTCCATCCAGCGCTGCTCATTAAGCCAGCGCGAGGGATTGGCGATGAAACCCGGGCCCTGCTTCCAGATCTCCCAGTTCTTCCATCTCTCCACGCCGTCGAGGATCGAATTGACCTCCTGATCGTCCGGCCGATGCTCGTTGAACCATTTGCGGATCTTCCAGCTTTCGGTCTTCTTCGGATAGGCGCTGATGAAATCGAAGGCGGCTTTGGAAAGCCTCGTCTTTTCGCTTTCGCCGATAGGCTTCACATCGCCGGATCCGTTTGGCGCTGATGCCGATCCGTGACCATCGCTTTCGCTTTCAGGAAGAGGGGTTTCACCAACAACACAGGAAGGAGTAACCGAGTTTTCGGCTTTAGACGAAAACGAAGGATTACGACTTCCGTCTCCAGTCTTGTGTCTCGTGTCTAAGGAAGGGGTTGGTAAGGGGGAACTCACACCTTCATCACATTTGTGATTGTCATGTGACGATTGTGTGATTGTCTTGTGGTCTCCGTCTTTAGAATCATGCGATGATTCCTCATCTTTGTGTTTGCGCCAATCCTGCATCTCTTTAGCGTGCCTAGATTGGGCCCCGATCTCTTCTTCAAGACCGGGGACGAAAAGATCTCCTTTGTGGGGACCGTCTTTTATCCATTCGATGAAGTGGTTATCGACAAGATACTTTTCGGACCTTTTCGCGAGTTTGGGATCCTCATCGAGCTGCATCGCCAAAGTCTGAATTGTGTATGGGGTCGAATCGTTGACCCGGAGATAGCCTTTTCGATTGGCGGCCTCGTGCGCGATCTTGTCATAGAAGACGGCCACCCAATAGCCGAACAGATCCTTCCACGCGTGAAGCAAGATCTTGATCTCCGGCTTCTTGTAATAGTCGACCGGGCTCTTGATCCAAACGTAAAAGGTCTTATCGTTCTTAGAATTTTCCATGATCGTCAACCTCCCTAATTGTCAAAGGCTTCAAAAGATGGAGCCATGTCCGGAAGACCTTTTCGTCTTCGGAAGCGATCTTTTTGCTCGTGAACAGGATTCGCTTCCTGCATTCCGTTCCGAGATAATAGCGCTTGAAAACGTGGGAATAGCAAACGCATTTCCCGCTGTCGTCAGACAGCACGAATAAACTCATACCTTGATCCCCCTCTTTTTGGCGTCTTCCTTCACGAAGGCCATTGCTTCGCTGAACGAATTGAAGTTGTGGCGTTCGTCCCCGGATGGCCAATTCTTGTCGTCCATGTAATTGACTTCGCAGTAATCGACGATCGGATTCCCTTCCGGATCCGGATCGTCTTTGGTTTTGAAGAAGAGATCCCAATTGAAACGCGGATGTCCGTCCTCATCGGATGCGCGGAAGAGGATTTCGGCTTCGTATAATCCTCCGGTTTGCCAGTTGAATCCTAATTCGGATCTCGCAACGAAGAGGCTCATCGACGGGCGAAGGGTTATCGGCATCGACTGATTCATCGATTCAAGATGCTTTTTATAGAAGTCATCCCGATCTATCCACATGGAGATCTCCCCAGTCAGTTTCCGGAGCGGGATCTTCCCTTCCTCGCCGGACGTTCCGAAGGCATCGTCGAAATCGGCGGTTAGGACCGTCCCTTTCTTCAGGGTGATGATGTCCTCATCCTCTTCCGATGTTCCGACTTCTGAAGGTTTGATCGTCTCATAGCCTTCGGCCCCATCATAGAGAAAGAGATCTTCCGTCAATGTGTAATAATGCTTGGTCATAAATTGACCTCCTTGATTTCGATGTTCGGGAATTCCGACATCCTGTAAAAATCTTCTAGCGCACCGTTGAATGTCGATTTCCGGATTGCCTTGTTGATGTCCGAATCGAGCTGGCGGTTGACCGAAACGTACTTCTTCACGATTGGATCGTAATAGACGAATACGTTCCCTTTCGGGCGGTGATCCTTGTCGATGGCCTTCCCGCCGCGTTCACCTTCGATCCTTTCGTGGCGGGCTTCGTTGTCGGATCGATAACGGAGATTCATCAATGCCCGAAGATCTTCTTGGACGCAATAGCTGAAAGGGCAACCGTTGCACTGGCCTTCCCTCTTCTGGCACATTCGCCAACGATCGTTGACCGTGAGGCACCTCGGGCCGTTATAACGGGATCTGTATTTGGATTTGTTCATTTGATTGATGCCCCTTTTATTCTTTGTTTCCTGACTTCGAGATCCTTTTCGCCGTTCAGGATTGCAGCGCAGTATTGGGAGCGAATTGATAAGACAAGAACCTTCTCGCCTTTTATCAGTTGATAATGGTCATCGTCTTCGCTTGTAATCTCGTTGAATTTGTATGCGAACCGATAACTTTGCGGCGCTTTCGTCAAGAATTTTGAACAGGCTTCATCCTTGTAAAGATATAAAAGCCTCACGTTCACGGGAACCACGTTTTCGAGGTAATAGAAGTAAAGGGGGTAGCCTTGGCCATATTCAAAGAGTCCGCTTTCAGACAACGCGGACCGCTTCAATAAATCGCCCGTGAAATGTTCGCTAGATTTTGAACGATACCACCAATAATCCCCGTCACCTGAGTATTTAAATTGCACGGCTTCCTTCACCTCACACACGGCAACGATCGAGCCATTCAGAGCGATTCC